CAGTGCGTAAACATGCTACGGGTGTTTATGTGACGACCATACCGTACGATGCTGAATATGATATTGCAACGATTGACTATGCAGATGCAGAAACCCGCGGCTACATGAAGCTAGACCTGCTAAACGTTCACGTTTACAATCATGTAAAGTCTGAGGAACATTTGGTTCAGTTGATGCGCGAACCAAATTGGGACAAACTCAAGGATGCTGATTTTGTTAGTAAACTGATCCACTTAAATGGCCAGTATAATAATATGCAAAAAATGCCTGATCCAATAAACAGCATTACAAGACTGGCTATGTTTCTGAGTATTATACGACCGGGCAAAAAGCATTTAATTGGTTTACCGTGGGCAGAGATTGCAAAAACTGTCTGGGATAAGAACGATGATGGGTATGTATTTAAGAAGTCGCATAGTCTTGCTTATTCACATTTAGTGGTAGTTCATATGAATTTACTGGAAGAAAATGGACGAAGAAAAATCTAATGTTGCCAAAGGTAGAAATAGTTTTGATGCAAATATAGACGGCAGTATCATTCCATTTTTTAATAGGAATGTAACTCCGTATCCAACAGAAGCTGGTGGACCTAAATTTGATCTAATACCAGTTACCAAACAAAAAGACATAATGATTAATCATGCTAGGATGTATGCCCAGCAAGAATATGATCGTATTATGGAACTTGTGGCAGTTTTACAAAAACAAGCAGATGATATCAAACGCAGATTAGATGTGACTGATGCAGTTCATGCCGCAGAGTATCAATTTCAAATTGTAATGGGACAATGCTATTGGTTAGCTTGGGATGATAGAAAACAACAAATGATATTGACACACCACGGACCAACAGAGTGGAACAGTGGTCCACCAATTGACTATGTTTATCAAAAAAAAGTAAAATATATGGGCGACCATACTTGGATGGAAATACATGAAAGATAAATTTATTAGAAGAATAATGGAATTAAAATTGACTAACGAAACTAATCCGATACTACAACAAATAGCTGAGCCATGGGATTTTACAGCGGATGGCTCGCCCATCACCTTGATTAAAGAAATGACCAGAATCATGTTCGGAAATAACGGTCTGGGTCTTGCTGCGCCTCAGGTAGATGTATCGAAGCGGGTATTCATTATGGGTAATGCTGAATTGCTAATTGCCTGTATCAACCCGGTTATTGAACTCGGGTATGGCAAAATCAAGGATATCGAGGGTTGCCTCAGCTTCCCTAATCTATGGCTTCACGTAGACAGGTATGAAAAAATAAAGGTTAAGTACTATGATGTTGAGGGTTGTCTTAGTTTTCCTCATTTATGGCTTCACGTAGATCGATACGAGAAAGTCAAAGTAAAATATCAAGATGCTGAGGGTAAGCTGATTGAATCAGAGTACGACGGAATAATGTCCCGAGTATTCCAACATGAATTAGATCACCTTAATGGAACTACGTTCAATACAAAAGTGTCAAAGCTTAGTTTGGATATGGCTACAAAGCGCAGGAAAAAGCTAGAGAAAAAGGCTAAGTAAGCCGGCGCACTAAGGTTATGGATCTTCTTTTACTGCGGCGTTTGTGTAACTCACTCATACTACAAACAGGCCCGTGCAAGATTATCAAGCTTTTATTGGTAAATGTTCGTATGTATGGCTTGAACATGGCCCAATCATCTTTTAGAAACAGATTGATAGGAATAAGCCTGTTACTCTCCCACCACCAAACATCTCCTAGTTCTAGGAATTTGGTCTTCGTTTCTTGTGCCACGATTGCACCGTAATCATATAGCGTGGTTACGGAATCATCTCTATTTTGTATAATTCCCACGTAATCGTTACCGGCGTAGCTGCAAACCGTGATGAACGGGTGTGTCTCTGTTAGTTGTTTGAAGAAGTTAGATTGAGGTGGCATTATGGTTATTATATAAATACATTATATTTAATCGATTCACCCGAACTTAATATTTAAATATATTAAGCTAAATACTACAAAGGAATTTAATTTGTGTACGCAACCTCAGCTTTCATTTATACTCAACGACAGATTGTTGTACTCCTTTCAGGAAACTCAGTAAGGAAATATATGCCTGTATATGCTAAACCATTGACCCTGCACAAAGGGGTTGACAATCAGATCCAATTTCAGTTCCTGAATCAGGAACAAAAACCAGTGGATATTACGGGGAAATCGATAACTTGTCGTGTGATCAACTACACAGGAACAACCGTACTTATTGACAAGGCCCTCACTCTACAATTGCCGGCCACAGGAATTGCCGCATTAATACTGAATGCAGCAGACATTGAGAACATCGATGCACAGAAAGCATACTATTCATTAGAAATTCCGGTTGGAGAATTCGATTATCCTGTGTTTGTGGATCAAAATGCAGGAGCGAGAGGAGACATGAACATTGTCAATTCTGTCCTTCCTTCCTTCGTTCCGTCCTCAGAAATCACGATTCCAACTGGTCAACCGTTCCCGAATTTAAACTCCAGCGCAAACGCAAACTCAACTGCCAATACATATTATTCAAGTGTAATCAATACCGAAGGCAATCCAATCCTTACGATACAAACACACTACGACTCCTTTTATGGCAACATAATAATTCAAGGATCTACTATTGTAGATGGAGATTGGTATACAATAACCAGTGCATCATATGCGAACACAACCGATACAGTTGGATATACCGTAAATGGATTCCATCCCTATATACGGGCACAGTTCACAAGTAACGTTGGTGTCGTTACAAATATTTTAGCCAGATAACCAGATAACATTGTATATTCTTTTCGAACATGCTATAATGTAGCAATGTTTGAGATTCTACAAATTATCCCGGGGAAAAAGAAATCGTCCGCCAGTGGCTGGATATCCTTTAACGCCGTATGTTGTCATCACCGTGGCCACAAGCCTGACAGGAGAATGCGCGGCGGCGTTAAGATGGATGCCTCCAATTTCTCAATGCATTGCTTCAATTGCAGCTTTAAATGTGGATTTACTTTGGGCAAGAGCATATCGTCTAATCTAAAGCAGTTAATGGTATGGTGTGGGGTTGATAATATACTAATACAGAAATGGAGTTTAGAGAGCCTACAGTACAAAGACCTTATCGACTACACACAAGTTAAGAAGGTTAAGACACGAATTAAGTTTAAAACAATCGCCCTTCCTGACACATTTGATCCATTGGATCCTACCAATGACCTACACAAAAACTACATTGATTATCTGCAAGGCAGGGGGATAAATTATAATGAGTATCCTTTCTTAGTCTCGCCGAGCGAACGTGGGAGACAGAGTAATCGAATCATAATCCCCTACACACAGGGAAACAAAATTGTAGGTTACATCAGCAGGTACTTAGATAACAGAATACCTAAATACATCAAGGAGCAGCAGCCGGGATATGTGTTTGGCATTGAGTTTCAAAAATCAAACTGGACAACCTGCATTGTAACCGAAGGGATATTCGATGCGCTAAGTTTAAATGCGTGTGCAGTTACTCATGATGATATTAGTCCGGAGCAAGCAGAAGTATTAGCCAGTTTAAATAAGCCGATTATATATGTGCCGCATCAGGACCACACTGGTCTTACTGCTATAGATAGAGCCCTGGAATTAGGCTACCGAGTTAGTTTACCAAATTGGGGTCCTGGAGTTAAAGACATAAATGAAGCCGTTTTAAAATACGGGAAAGTTGCTACTCTATTAAGTATTTTACAGAATGCAACACAAAGCATAATAAAAATCAAATTAAAAAGGAACGCCCTTGGCAAAAGAGTATAATATTGAGATGCAAACATTGTTTTTGCGTATGATGGTAACGGATGCCGAGTTGTACACCCGTGTAACTAATATCATGAACCCCGAGAACTTTGATCGCAGAATTAAGCCGGTCGCAGAGTTTATGGTAGAGCATTGCAGTAAGTATGCCACAATGCCTGAGCCTACTCAGATCAAGGCATCAACTGGGATAGACATTGATCCTATTCCTGAACTGGAATCAGGACACCATGATTGGTTCCTAGAGGAATTTGAAACGTTTACAAGACGACAAGAATTAGAACGAGCAATCCTCAAAAGCGCAGACTTGTTAGAGAAGGGAGACTTCGACCCAGTTGAGAAGCTGATCAAAGACGCGGTGCAAATATCATTGCAACGGGACATGGGTACTGATTATTTCGCAGACCCACGCGCAAGATTGATTGCATTGAAATCTAACAATGGACAGAACAGCACAGGATGGCCCAACGTAGACAAGAAATTGTACGGCGGGTTCAATCGCGGAGAACTACAGATTTTCGCAGGTGGTTCTGGATCAGGTAAATCCTTATTTCTACAAAACTTAGCAGTCAATTGGTCACAGGCCGGCTTGAATGGGGCATACATCACATTAGAACTGAATGAGGGACTATGCTCAATGCGTATTGACAGCATGATGACTGATATTAGTACTAGGGACATTTTTAAGGACATCGATAACGTTGAGTTGAAAGTCAAGATAATGGCCAAGAAGGCCGGAAATTTACGCATCAAATATATGCCAGCACAAAGTACAGTAAATGACATTAGAGCATACTGCAAAGAACTGCAAATCCAAACCGGCGTGAGGCTTGATTTTCTGTGTGTCGATTATCTTGATCTTCTTATGCCAGTCTCAGTCAAAGTCAGCCCCAGCGATTTGTTTGTGAAGGATAAATTCGTATCAGAAGAACTACGAAATTTGGCGAAAGAGTTAAACTTGCTGTTTGTAACAGCCTCACAATTAAACCGTTCGGCGGTGGATGAAATCGAATTCGACCATAGTCACATTTCAGGTGGTATCTCAAAGATCAATACAGCAGATAACGTGTTTGCAATCTTGACTAGTCGCAGCATGAGAGAACGTGGGCAGTATCAGCTTCAATTGATGAAGACTCGGTCTAGTTCCGGCGTAGGACAGAAGATTGAATTAGCGTTTAACGTTGAAACTCTGAGAATAACTGATATCGATATAGATGAAGAACACACATATAATCCTCTTCCTAGCGGAAATGACATCATGAGTAAACTTAAAGCGCAGCATCCTCTTACTGTATCGTCTTCCAATGGAATAATGTCGCCTGCAGGACCCCAGGGTCTAAATAGCGGACCTGGATCTAGATTACAAGCTATGCTCAAGTCGCTAAAGTAAAGATTACCCAGGAACAGCATAAATAATAGACTATGCAAACAAAAACGCGCAGCTTATTAGAGGAACTCGAGGCTATAGGAAATAACCGAGATATTTCTCATGTGATTGAGAGTCGGGCTCATAATATCATAACCAGTGCTATTAATTTGATCGAAATGATCAATAAACACTATAATAAAGAGGTATCCGAGGGTCTTGAGCGAAAATTACTTAGTGCTATTAAGGGCCGGGATCAAAATAGATTTGCTAAGAGTTTACGGAGAAAGATATGAAACTGAATGAATTGGATTTAGGATACGGAGGGGCCGCGCTCAAGCAGTTATTTACTAGAGGTGGTGCCGGCAAAATGTCAACCCAAACGAGGCGCGGCCAGGATAATTATACTAATAAATTGATTGGACAAACAGTTAATGCAATCCAACATGCAATAAAGTCCGGAGTGGTGGACCCTAGTGCCACGGGGCAGCAACCCGCACAGCAACCCGCACAGCAACAAGCTTCACCATCCGCCGCGGCCCCCGGAGCACATGCTCCACACAAAGCACAACGATTA